GTCAAAAAACATGACACGACCAGGACCGAAACCGAAACCAACCGAACTCAAGATTTTGGCCGGAACTTACCGGGCTGATCGGGCGCCTGGCGGCCGCGGCATCGATGCGGCCCAGGCCGCAGGCCTGCCACCATTGGCAAAGACAGCTCCGAGAGGGCTGTTGCCCCTGGCCCGGAAGTTTTGGAAAGAGCACGCGCCGCGTCTAAGCCAGCTGGGGATCCTGACCGATCTGGACGCGGCCGCTTTTGCCATGCTGGCTACACATTGGGCGATTGCCTTTGATGCTGCCCGGCGGATCCGAGAAGAAGGCTTGGCAGCAGAGGACAAAAACGGCGCGGTCCGGAAGCATCCGCTGCTTCCAGTGCTGCGAGACAACAGCGCTGCGTTTCGGCAATATGCAGCGGAGTTTGGGCTGACGCCCTCTGTGAGGACCAGGTTGAAGATCCCGGACCCACCAGATCAAGACGGCTTTTTTGGGTTTTGAAAGGGTTGTAATCTACATGAATCTATGGTATCATTAGAACGGGTGTTCGTCCGCGTTCTATCTCGCGCGGTTTATTCCAACTTCTGTTTCACATTTTTTCTTCGTGTAGGGTGAGGGCGCCCCTGGGGCCAGGTCGGCGCCCTCTCCAACACAAACAACCCCGTGATCGTGGGGCCACGACACCGGGACACTTAGACTGAGCACCATGCAGCCGGGCGACTGATGGTAGCTGAGAAATTGAGCCGAGACTATCAACGGAAATGAGGTTGCAAGGAAATGAATACGAGACGATTGCGCGAACAGCGCGCACAACTTATAGCTCAATGCCGGCAGATTCTGGACCGGGCAGAGAGCGAGGGCCGAAGCCTGACCGCAGAGGAACAGCGCCAGTATGATTCTTTGTTTGGCGAGGCAGATTCTTTGGCCCAGAGGATCGACCGACAAGAACGGTTGCATGACCTGGAAAACGATGGATCAAACGGAAACGAAAGCATTTCACCAGATGAGGCCCGGCGGTATGCGGTTTTTCAGCGGGCCTTCCCCTTGTGGCTGACGGGCGATGTGCTTGGGTTGACAGATCGCGAGCGGCGCGCCCTGCAGCAAGACCTTGATGTTTCCGGCGGGTACCTGGTACCTCCTCAGCAGTTTATCCAGAACCTGATCGCAGCGGTAGATGACCTGGCTTATATCCGACAGTGGGCGACGGTGTTCACCCTGAACGGCGCGGATAGCCTGGGCGCTCCGGTGCTCGAGAATGACCCAGCGGACGCAGATTGGACAACTGAGCTGGCTACAGGATCCGAAGATTCCACGATGGATTTTGGAAAACGCGAATTGCACCCGCACCCATTGGCCAAGCGAATCAAGATATCGAGGACGCTGGCCCGGAACGTACCCAACGCAACAGACATGGTGCGGGACCGCCTGGCTTACAAATTTGGTGTGACTTTCGAAAAGGCTTGCCTGACCGGGAACGGGTCGGGGCAGCCCTTGGGATTGTTCACAGCAAGTGACGACGGAATCAGCACTGGCCGGGACGTGAGCACCGACAATACCACAACCGCAATCAGTGCAGACAACCTGGTAGAGGTCAAATACACCCTCAAGCCGCAATATTGGCCAACGGCCCGCTGGCTGTTCCATAGGGACGGTGTGAAGCAAGTCGCAAAACTGAAGGACGGCGAAGGCCAATACCTTTGGCGTGAGTCTGTGCGGTCCGGCGAGCCCGACCGGCTGCTGGGATTGCCGGTGTTCATGAGTGAGTTTGCTCCAAACACCTTCACGGCCAGCCAATACGTTGGGATCCTGGGTGATTTTTCCCAGTATTGGATTGCGGATGTGATGACGCTTGAGTTTCAACTTTTACAAGAATTGTACGCAGAAACAAACCAAATTGGGCTGATTGGCCGTATGGAGTCGGATGGTATGCCGGCCCAGGAAGAGGGTTTTGTCAGAGTGCAGCTGGCCAGCAGCTGACCCAGAGAAATTAACACATGGACCGGGGGAGCTGCTGGCTTTCCCGGTTTTTTATAAGGACAGGGACATGGCAAAGCAAACAAATGCAGAGCTGAAAGAGGTAGAAAAGCGCCTGTCTGAACAACAGGCGGCGCTTGACCAGGTAAAACAAGTCAGGGAAGCCCAGGAACAGAAATTGGAAGATTTGGAGAGGCAGGTCAAAGCTAAAGACCTGTCATCGACTTCGATTGATTCGTTGGCTGTGGAGGCTTCCGAGATAACCCAACTTCGGAGACAAATCGAAACGGAAAAACTTGTTTTGGAAGAAATTAACCGGCGGGTAAGTGATCAAGAGTTGGTTACCATGAAGGCCGGAATGTTTGTGGAAACGGTCAAGGCGGACCTGGTCGACCATGAGGCTTTTGACCTGGAGGACCAGGTTGTGGTTTTGGTCCGTGAGGCGTTGGCAAAGGTGGAAACCCTGCGCGAATTACAGGAACGGTTTCGGGGAATGGTCCGATTGGATAGAGAGCCGGCTTTTAACCTCCAGAGACTTCAGGAACACCTGGAGGCCGCTGATCGTCAGTTTGAGGAACACCGGATTCGGTTTCCTTCTGCTGGAAGCAACCGCGTCCGTCTGGAAAAACGTATAGAGGCGGTAACAAAAGCAAGGTAGGGGTCTATGGCAACAGCCCCGGCAATGACAGAGCGCCAGGCCCTGGCGTTGGCTTTTTTGGCCCTGCAGAACCTGGACCAGGAGCAGGGTATGGTGGAAAAAGAGGCCAGGGCAGCTATGGGTGTAATTCACGAAATGCTCGAGGAACGCCGCGGCGTCGATCGGCGCGAGCGTGAGCCGCTCCAGCGCTGCCCGTTGGGTGATTTTTGGGCCCCGGACCTGGTAAAGGGTAGCCGATGACCGGCCAGCCAAAATCTGAGAATTCAGGCTCTGAAGCCCTGTTGGCAGTTTTGAAACCGATAGTCCCCCTGTTCTTGAAAGCGCTGGGGGTTGTCTTGCAGACAACAGGTTATGGATCTGTGACTTTGCATGTGAAACGCGGGCGGATCCATCGGGTGTCCTTTAAAGTCAGTATGAAAGACAAAGAGCCTGATTAGGTAATACAAAAAACACAGCACAGAATCGCTCTACAGGGCCGTAGGGCGATTTTTTTATACCTGTAGAGCTTCTGATATGGGTTGTGCTCAATAAACGCTGTGGTGGCCCTGTTTTAGTCGCAAGGCCGGGAATACCGGATGTGACCCGGCGCCAAGCCCTGGCGGTGGCCCTGCTGGCCCTCGGGCAGATGCGAGACACCGGGGAGGACGGCGCGAACTGGCGGGAAGCAGGACAGGTGTTGCGGGCCTGGCTGCGAGAGATGCGCCACAACGCACCAGGAGGGCCGTAGAGCGATTTTAGGGGCTGATAGGTGCGGCTTTGGGCCTAAAGCCCAGGAAAACGGCCCTACGGCCTTCCTGGCGCGTTGCGTTGCAATGATTACAATGCAATACTTGACAGGCAATGGTATACTAGAGATATGAGCATGAAAATTCTAGCAATCGCAAACCATAAAGGCGGCTGCGGAAAATCGGCAACGGCCCAGGCCCTGGGCGCGGTGCTGACCAACAGCGGCCGGCGGGTGCTGCTGGTCGATGTGGACCCGCAATCCAGTTTAACCCAGGCCTGCGGAATCAACGCGGAAGAACTGAACCTGGCCCAGGTGTTGGGCAACAGCACGCCGGGCACGGTGCCATTGGCGGAAGTGTTGCAAAGCCTGGCGTTTGGGCTTTACCTGGCGCCGGCTGATATTTCCCTGGCTGCCACGGAACTGGGGCTGGTGACGCGCATGGGCCGGGAAACGGTACTGGCCAAGGCGCTGGGAGCGGTGGGCCGTGATTTTGACGTTGCTATTATCGATTGCCCGCCAAGCCTGGGCGTGTTGACGCTAAACGCTTTGACGGCTGCCGATGCGGTACTGATTCCGACCCAGCCGCAAGTCGTCGACCTGCGCGGCCTGCGCCTTTTTCTCGAAACCCTGGACCGCATCCGCGAGGCCCTGAACCCGGATCTGGAAACGCTGGGAATCCTGCCGACATTTTTTGATGGGCGCCTGGTCCACCATCGGGCGGCGATTGACGCTATGCAAAACGCCGGGCTGCCCTTACTCGATGTGCGGATCGGGCGCTCGGTGCGGGTGGCGGAAGCGAGCGCCAACGGTGAAAGCGTTGTTACCTATGAACCCGATAATCCGCAATCCGCCGCATATCGCGAACTAGGGGAGGTAATCTCACATTGGCTAGAGCACAAGACTTAGACGGCATTTTCAAACCGACCACGGGGAAAAAGGCGGAGCAGGTGCCCAGCCTGCCGGCGGAAGGCCGCACTGTTTCGGTAGGGGTGGGCCTCAAAGAATCCGAAGTGGAAGCCCTGGACGCCCTGGCGGGTGAACTCGGTGTGGCCCGGAATGCGTTGCTGCGGTATGCGGTGCGTTATTTCCTGACTGATTATCAGGCGGGTAAGATTGAACTGGAAAACGCGGTGGAAGAACCCGAGGTAAGGAAACGGCTGCGGATGCCATAATCAAATAGCATTGCAATTGTAGCAATGATATGCTATAATCGCAATAACAGCATAAAAACAGCCTGACCGGGTGCGTCAACACCCAGCCAGGCCTGACCCAAACGCCGAGCACACCGGCGCCCAGGCTGCCTAGCATGATACCATTACCCGGTGTGATCGGCAACGATTACGCCGGGTTTTTTGTTACCCGGAGAAAGCGAGTTTTTTTGAAAAACTGTTTTTGGTGCGGGTGCCCTTTGGATGAGGTGGAAGGACATATGGATCATATAATGCCGCGTTGTCTTGGGGGATCAAATAAACCTCATAACCTAGTTCTATCTTGTCCGGTCTGTAATCTCAAGAAGATGGGGAAACCCCCATGGGTTTGGCGGGCAAGTATAGCCCTGCCTATTGCGATTCACAGTGATTTTGTTGATAGGATGATACTTGAAAGCAGATACCACAGGAACATGTATCAGTTAGAACGGGCACTTATAGCCTTCTCTTTCAATGACTTGGTTAACGGTCATTACAAGTATCCAATCCTTGAGGATGGAGAAAGCGGGGATCTATGAAATACCACGACGGCGCGGCGCTGCCCATTGCCCAGCCGGTGGCCACCAGGCAGGAAAAGAGAGCCGGTCCGGTCCGGACAATCCTTATGCTTGGCTTTGTGTGCGGGGCTGCCTCGGCCGCAATCGGCACGGGCGGCCTGATCCTGGCTGCGGCTGCTGGCTATGAACTGACCGAGGCCCAGGGCTTTATTATTGCCGCAACGGCTACGCCCTGGCTGATCCTGGCGCTGTTTTTGCTGCTGATTGTGTGGCGCCGGGGTGTGTGGCTAATCGAGGAACTGACCGCCCGGGATCTGGACAATGACGCCCACATCGGCACGCCCTGGCCATACAGCGAGCCGGACCGGGTAGAAATCGACATATCGCACAAGGACCGCAACGGCCGCGAGACTGGCGGGCAGTTTTTGGAGGTGCCCGGTGTTTCGGCTGGGCTGCTACGCCAGTTTGCCGAGGCAGCCGCCGACAATGAGAGCCTGGCCGTTAACGCCTGGGTGGGCACGGGTAAGCCCTTCACGCGGACACAATACGACGGCCTCATGGCCGAATTGTGGCAGGCTGGGCTTGTGACCCAGGGCGCGGGCAATCGAGGGCGGGAACTGACGGCCGCGGGCCGGGCGGTGATGCGCCGCATTGCGGGGCGCTGATATGTGCAGTTTGTGTGTGTGCGTGTGTGTGCATGGGCCATGCACGGAAAATTGAGCAACCTATAACACGATAGGGGAGGGCAGCATGAGCCAAACGCAAGACGATCAAGAACAGATTGAGGTGAGACAGGACGGCGAAACGTGGTACATTCCGATAGTGACCTGGGATGACCTGGCGGCCGAGGCGCGGCGCGATATGGAGGCCAACCCAGGGCCGCAACAATGGCTATTAGACCTAATGAACGAAAGTGAAACGGAGGAAAACGAAAATGATAATGTGGCTGTTGTTTGAGACACAGGTCGGCGATTGGCTGCTGGCCGCTTTCGAAATGTTGACCGGTTTGGCTTTGGTCAGAGTTCAAGATTTGGAGGTGAGTTGATGCCTGCTTTGGTCTTCGTTGTGTGTTATTGGATCGGACGTGTTTTTTTGACCGTCAGTGATTTCTTTGGTCTCCTGTCGATTCCGCAAAGCGATCTCTTGACGGTGTTTGTGGTGCTCACTGTGTGGTGTGGACTTCAGGGGAATGTTTTGACTGATGAGCAAAGGCGATCTTTCCTGACTATCATTCATTGCGCCAAACTAAGACGCGCCTGGGCGCTTCACGAAGCGGACGGTGATAGATGACAAAGAACAGGATGGATGTCAGTTTTCAATTTGATCACTGGAAAATGACTGTGGGTTTTCTGTGGTACAAGACCAAACTTTTGCTGCAGGCAATCGCCCGGAACATGTGCCAAAGGATCCAGGGGGAGCGAAACCAATGAACATGACTACTATTCGCGGGATCCCAATGCTGGAATTTGGGGACCATGTTGTATGCAAGAGAGAAGACCTGGAGATAGGTCTTTCCCGGATTGAACGAGAGGCAGCGGATAAGGCCAGGGCGCGCGATGATTTGCCGGAAAGAATGATAGGAGCTCCCAAGCTGGCTGAGATTCTGGACGTCAGCTACAGAAATGTTTTGTCCATGATCAAACGAGGGGACTTTGCAGGAAGCCAGATTGGGAAAAGGATGGTTGTCCCGGTCAGTGAGGTGAAACGGTATTTGGATGTGAACAAGATTGTCCCGGATGACCTTGACAACTACCTCAGAATCTTCGGGCCTGAATCTGCCAAAGGGTTGGATTTAGGGAGCAAGCCCAAAAAAGACGAAAGATAAGAACCTGGTGGACTTGCCGGTGGATCCGGACCTCATTGGATCCAATGCAACATAATCTATCTTATGTTGCATTGAGGTTGGTCGCGGCCACCAGGTAGATCCAAAGCGCTGCGGCCGCGAGGGGGAGCCTCCTGTCATGCTGTTGGTTCACGTAGGGGTATCACGTGGTCTGCCCGGATCGGCGCTTGCCGGTCCGGGTATTTTTCGACATGTGCGGCTGCCCAATAGGTAATTTAACATACATTAACGGAACCGTCTGGAGCCAAAGTTGCCGGATTCAGCCTGATTTTGTGGTGAGAATCTTTGTTGAAAACTCATTACCCAAAATTTGCCCGTTTTGGACTGTTTTTGTGTCACTTTCCAGGGAGAATCTACGCGAATCCTACCAGCTGCCCACCTCGATCAGAGTACATATGCCTATGTTTTTGCTGTATGTTACCCGGTGGATCCAGGGGGTGGATGGTGAGGCAGGCCGCAGCCTGGGCAATGTTTGCGCGCAAACAAGCAAAGAAAAAAACAACAACAGCAGCAACAGCCGTTTAGCCCTGGCCACAACGTGAGAACCAAAAAAACAACGTGACTGGGCTGTATTTTTTAAGCAGCCGACCACCCTTTTTTGTGAATTGACACCAAGGCCTTTTTGTGGTGTGATTATTGCGGAGAATTGACGGTATACGCAATAAAAAGGCGAGGGAACAGCCGATGACAAGCAACCTGGCAGCAGCCGTGATAAACGACACGAGCAGCGCAATTTTGCAGGTTCCCGACAACAAAGACGCGAAATATAGGCTGGGCCGTTTTGTTGCCTGGCTAGGTGAAACAGGCCGGGCCTGGCACGAGCCCGACCTGGCAGCCTACCGGGACCATCTATTAAGGCAGGGCAAGGCACCGGCGACCGTCTCGGCTCATCTGTCCACAATCCGCGGACGGTATGCCCGCCTGGTCAAAAACGATGAAACCCGGACGGCCCTGTATACGCTTGCGGCCAAGCTGCCAGGACACAGCACTCCCGCCGATGCCAAGGCTTTTGTAGATGAAACCGTCACGCGGATCCAAAACGCAATTGACGCGAAACAGGCTCCGGTCAAGGTCACGACCAAACAGGACCGGGCCGACAGCGAACACCGGCGCTTGACCAGTAAGCAGGCCTCGGCGCTGCTGGCTACGCCTGGGGTAGACACTTTGGCCGGGCTGCGTGATACGGCCGTGATTGGTATGCTGCTTTGTACCGGAATCCGCGAGGCCGAATTGTCCGGACTTGACGTTGGCGACTTGCGCCAAAAGATGGGCGGCAAGATGGCCCTGCGGATCCGCGAGGGCAAGGGAAAGAAACAACGGCTGGTACCCTATGGAGAGCTCGATTGGGTGCTGGCTATCGTCGATCGGTGGCTAGCTGGCGCGGGTATTGAGGTCGGTCCGGTATTTCGGGGCGTCTACAAAAACGGTTACCGCCTGCGACCTGGTCAGCTATCAGTCCGGGCCATTGAATACATCCTGGCCAGCTACCCGATTATGATTAGCGGCCACCTGGTGACGGTGGCCCCGCACGATTGCCGGCGAACTTATGCCCGGCGCCTGTACGAGGCTGGAATGGATGTTGTGGCTATACAGCAAAACCTGGGCCATGCCCACCTGAAAACCACCCTGGGTTACATCGGAACGCTTGACGCGGACAAGCGCCAGCCGCCCAAGGTTTATGACTTTGACCTAGCCAAGCTAAACGGGCTACCAAAAAAGGCGCGGCTGATAGCCGGCTAAACCTCTTTCCGTTGCTGCTCCCTAAATGGTGGGTGGTGATCCACGCCGCCCTGCAGGGCAATGTTTGCGCGCAAACATAGGGAGATCAGCCTGTGAGAAGCCCTGAGAGCGGGCAGGACGGCGAAAACTGGGGGAGAATCCGCGAATTTGGTACCAGAATGGCCCATGGGGCTTGTATTTCGGTCCGAGTCGTGATAAAATTGGTGTAATACACTACCCTGGTGATGTAGTTATGCCATATGAGCGCACAAGCCGGATTACCGTCATGGTCACAGCAGAAGAACAGCAGGAGATCAGGGAAGAGGCAGCCCGGAGAGGTGTGTCAATCTCAAAATATGTGCGTGGTGTTGGCCTGGCCCTGGCGCGGGGGCAATTGATACCCGACCAAAGGCTTCCAGGGATTGATAGAAAAGAATTCCCCGATTGGCTGAAGAGTGAATAGTTAAGCCAATCGGAAACAACCGATAAAAAGCAGAACACCCGGCATGGTTTTGGCGGCCTTCCCGGGTGTACTGGCTGTGTGCGCTCAAGCGAGCGCCCTCTATGTTATATGCTGACCCCATTGTAGCATAGATAACACAGATGTCAAGCCCCAGTGCACCCTAAATGAGCCGGCCTTGTTGTACGGGCTAGAAATTGGGGCTTGATTTGAACGAACAACTGTGCTATGATGGGAGTGTAATACAGGTTTTTGCCCGACTGAGGTGTCACTCCCGGGGCAACGTGAGGCGCCAACTCCACGGATTACCGTGGGTTTGGTCCATTGCGTTGCCCCTTTTTGTTAGGCTAATCACGGGGGGAATCTATGGCGAAAGACAAAATGCTGACGGTCCGCTTGAGCGGGGATCAGATTAACAAACTCAATTCAATGGCTGCGCGTGAACGCCGGCCGCGGTCCGACCTGGTCCGCGAATTGCTGGCCACGTCACTGGCCACCAGATCAAAGGAGATGACGAAATGCACAATTTGAAAGAAAAAGCCCACCAGGCGGGGGCCGGTGGGCGGGTGAGAACGTACGCTGCGGGCGTTTTTCTCCCTCTCAGTATAGCACACCTCCATGAAATGTGCAAGCCTCTGGTTGCTTGTGGCTGCTGGGGGGTGACCTCATGAGCGCTCAAGAAACAACTTTGCGCGTCAGGGATCGCCGCAAACCAAAACAATTTTCCCTTGGCAACGAGATTATTCTTGACTGGGCTAAGGTAATTGGCCCAACTGGCCTTGCTCTCTACGCCTGCTATGTCCAGCATGCAAATAAGGCTCTTGGAGAAAGATGCTATCCGTCTTATAAAAGGGTCCAGGCTTTGATTGGTGTCAGTCAAACCACTATGGATCGATACAACCAGTTGTTGGTATGGTGCGGATTGATTGCCATTGAACCCTTTAGTGAGGAGCGGGAGGCAGCAAACAGGCGAAATTGGAACGGGGCAAAAAAATACAAAATGCACCGATCCAACGACTATATCATCTTGGAGCCCCCAGAATTTAATGATGACAGGATCGCACATATCAGGCGTCAAGCGGAGACGTGCGAAGATGAAATATTCAGGGCAAGGGTTTTGAAAGTTTTGGACGGGCTCCCACAAGCAATAGCAGCGGCGAACGGCACTCCACGACGTGGAGTAATAAGTGAAGTGACAGGTGAAGTGACAAAAAAGGGCGACACTCCACGACGTGGAGCAATAAAGAGCGGCGACACTCCACGACGTGGAGTCAACTCCACTCCACGTCGTGGAATCGAACAATCCGAATCCTTTGAACAATCCGAATCCTTTTCTGAACAATCTTCCCCTTCGGGCTCTCCCGAGGGGGGCGCTGACGCGCCCGATTCTGCCCAACAACCTAAAATGAATCAAGACAAAAATTTAGGGAGCACCTCAAAAATCAAAGATAGGGGGGGTGTGAATCCAAGTGGGGGGCCTGTCCCCAGCTCCCTAAATGGGAATGGCACCCAGGAAGATCCGAAATCTAAGCGCAAAGCGGCTCAGGAGATGTTTGCTGCTGTAGCTCAAGTTTGCGAAATCGACATACAGGTCATGACGGATGATCAACGTGGACAGCTGAACCAAACAGAGAAGATATTACGCGAGGCGGGGATAACCCCAGCAGACCTCAGCGACTTTGGAGTTTGGTTTTCACTCCAGGACTGGCGAGGCAAAAAGGGCCAGGCTCCCGGGCCGGCTGACGTGCGGAAGGAATTGGGTAAGTTCCGGAAATGGCGCCAGAAAATGGACAGCTGCGCGCCGGTGGATCCGGACCTGAATGAAGATCGTCAAGCCAATTCTCCTGAAAAAAACTCCCAGGATCTGGAGTGGGAACAGGTATTAGATGGTCTGAGGTACCGGATGGATTCCAGACACTATGATTTCCTGGAAGGAAGTCACGTTTTGGAAGATCGCGGAAAGAAATTGGTGATCGGAGTCAGGGATGAGCTAGCGGAATACTGGATGAACAGAAGCTTTAAGCAAGTGGTTGCAGAAGTTTTTACTGGTGTGGTTGGGCACCAGGTCGACGTGGAATTCCAAAAAAACGGCTGCGGTGAGCCGGAGATGCAGACTGCATAAAAAACGCCTGGTGGATCCAGGGAAAGGAAAATAGCGAGATGGGTAACAATTTGCTGACCAGAGACCAGATTTTGAGTAAAAACGAACTTCCCAGGGAGATCGTCCCAGTTCCGGAGTGGGGTGGAAGTGTTTGTGTTCAAGGACTTACTGCCGAGCGCCGCGATCTTCTGGAAATCGAAATATCAGAAGCGGGCAAGGAAAAGGGGCAAATGAGGTTGAAAAACTTCCGTTCTCGAATCCTGGCCTTGACGGTTGTGGACGAAAACGGAATCCAGGTGTTTGGTGATACTGATGTCAATGCCCTGGGAGAAACAAGCGCCGCGGCCGTTGAACGGGTTTTTGATGTTGCGGTCCGGCTTTCCGGAATGTCTTCGGATGAGGACGACACCGAGGGCGAAGAGGAATAAACTATGGCCACACTTGGAAACCTGGTCCTGAATATCACAGCCAAGACCAAAGGGTTGGAAGACGGGCTATCCAAAACCCGGGGGGTGGTGACGAAGATTTCCGGCTCGTTTGATAGTCTGGAAAAGGCAACGCGGCGGACTGAAGGTCCCCTGGGGTTTTTCAAAAAAACACTGGGGGGGATAGCTACAGTGGCAGGGGGGATTATCTCTGCCAAGCTGCTTGAGGGCCTGGCCAGGGGGATCACTGGTATTGGCATGTCATCTATCAACTTTGCTGCTGACCTTGAGGAGCAGCTGTCCGGGATCCAGGCGGTGATGGGTCTCAGCAACGAAGAAGTAGGCCAACTAAAAACGTTGATTTCAGATCTGGGCGTTGATCCAAACCTGAAAGTGAGCGCTATGGAGGCGGCGGAAACCGTCGATATGTTGGGCCGAAACGGCTTGACAGTCGATGAAATCATGTCTGGAGCCGCTCATTCCACGGTTTTGCTGGCCAATGCGACCGGCGGGACGTTTGCGGACTCTGCCAACATTGCAACTGACGTGATGGCCCTATTCAACATCGAGGCCGATGATATGATTAAGGCGGTGGACGGGATCACGTCAGTTACCACCACCAGCAAGTTTACCATTGATGACTATGCCCTGGCGCTGGCCCAGGGCGGGGGTATCGCCGCGGCCGCTGGGGTTGATTTTGACGATTTTAACACCGCAATCTCAGCGATCAGCCCGCTGTTTGCATCCGGATCGGACGCCGGCACCTCTTTCAAGACGTTTCTGCAGCGATTGGTCCCACAAACCGCAAAAGCAAAAGGCGCAATGAAAGATCTGGGGTTGATCACAGAAGACGGCACGAATCGCTTCTTTGATGCTCAAGGAAACCTGAAATCATTTGATCGAATTGCCGGGATTCTGGAAAAATCCCTGGTTGGGTTGACTGAGGAACAGAAAAACTCCGCCCTGGCTACGATTTTCGGCACTGACGCTATGCGGGCTGCTGTGGGAATGGCGAATGTTGGTCAAACAGGATTCCAGGAGCTTCAGGAAACAATGGGGCAAACGGACGCGGTGGAAGCGGCCGCGATCCGGATGGACAACTTTAGGGGCGCTTTGGAGATCTTAGAAGGCATTTTTGAAACCCTCAAAATCGAGATTGGTACCCAGTTTTTGCCGGTGCTCAAAGACCTGACACAGCGGCTGTCGTCTTTTGTGGAATCGCATAGCGAGGGCATTCTCAACTTCTTCTCTGGAGTTGCAAGCGTGATCCAAACGGACGTTGTGCCGGCATTTATGAACTTCGCTGGGCGGATGGCCACAGCGTTGGAGTCCGGGGGGTTGAAAGGCTTGGCCTCCGAGTTTTGGGCCTGGGTCACCGAACCTGGCGGAGTGATTGACACTGCCGGCAACGTGATCGGGTCAATAGTGACCAAGATAACCGGCTGGCTGGAGACCAACTGGCCAAACATCCAGGCCAAATTGTTTGAGTGGGCCGGCAAGTTCTGGAATTGGATAGACGGTGGATCCGGGGCTGTGATCGACAACCTGTCACCAACCCTCACAAAGGTGATCAACAAAATATCTGATTTTCTGGTCAACCAGTGGCCGGTGATCCGGGCAAAATTGAACGAGTGGGCCGGCAAGTTTTGGAGCTGGATTGAGGGCGATGTTCTGCCATACGCGGATGCAAAGCTTGACGCGATCACTGCGGCGGTGAGTGCCTGGGTCAAGGATTCAAATACACAGGCCCAGCTGAAGATGTTGGGGAAAGATACGGCTTCGGCGCTGATCGACGGGCTTGAGGATCTGATCAAAAACACGGACAAAATGACTGGGGTTGGTTGGGCGATTGTTAAAAAGCTGTTCACGGTCAAAATACAGCTTGCCGACGCCTTGACCGACGCCGGGGCCACCTGGGGGTCTGGGCTTGTCGACGGATTTATCGAATGGATTACCGGCCATGAAGCTTCCAATGTTTTGATGGCTGGTATTGAAAATGCGATCAAAACAGCGCTATCGTTGGTGAATCCGGCGTTGCTCATTTACAACCAGCTCAGAAACTTGGGAATCGATCCACTTGGGCTCGATAGTTCCACGACGGCAAGGCTGCCCCAGTACGCATCCGGCGGCGTTGTGTCTGGCCCTATTGGGATGCCGCAGATCGCGGTAGTTCATGGGGGAGAGAAGATAATTCCAGTGGGTGGATCCTCGAGTGTGCGGGAAGGGGATCGAAACATCACAATTAACTTCCACGAGGCGAAAGGGATTCGCAATCCCTGGGAAGCGGAAGAGGCGGGGTATCAGATCTTAAGCGCCCTCAGAGCCAGGGGTTTGGCGTGAAAAAAAGGGGGGGGTAGGTCTCAGAGGTGGGGGGGGGGTATCCTTCCCTTGAGACGGCCCTCGGCTCGTGTTGACCAGGTGGATCCGCTGTGTCGTCGACGAGTGTTTGGTGAGTGGATATCCACCCTCGGGTGATGGTGATTTGCTATGATCTTGTCATTGAGCGGCCCTGGGTTGATAGGGGCGGTAGTGGAAAAAACAATGGGGGGGGGGGGGGGGGGGGGG